TTCGCTTTCCCCTGAAGGCGGGATGCGCTTCGCTTTCCCCTGAAGGCGGGATGCGCTTCGCTTTCCCCTGAAGGCGGGATGCGCTTCGCTTTCCCCTGAAGGCGGGATGCGCTTCGCTTTCCCGCCCTACATTATTTAAAGCGGCGGCCGTCCCGCACCCCGGATTTGATGGCTTCCATAATGTGGCCCCGGTTGTTCTTGAACCAGCTCTTGTCCATTGAGCCGCCGAAACTGAAATGGACGTGGGTGTCGCCCCCGGCGCCCCCCCTGCCGCCGCCGGCCACCATGTCCCGGACGCCGCCGGCCAAGGAGGCGGGGAGGATCATCTCCTGTTTGTGGACGTAGGCCAGGGAGTCCCGGGGCACGTCCCAGCCGCCCGCGGCCGCGGGGACCATAGCCGCGAAGCCCATGATAGCCGCGTAGGTTTCGGCCGCGGCCGCGGCCCCCATTTCCGGCCCCACCACCGGGATGCCAGCCATGGCCGCGTAGGCGGCCGCGGCACCCTGGGCCGCGGAGCCCTGAATCGCCTGAATATCGGCCAGGGCCTGGGCCGCGTCGGCCTCCGGGATGGCCGCGGCCTCCACCGCAACCACCTGGGCGGCGGTGGCCTGGCTGGAGAGCAATTTAGCCGCCTCGGCGGCGATCCAGTTCTGGAGGCTCTTGGCGGCCAGGTTGAGGTAGGAGGTGAGGATGCCCGAGAGGATATGGTCCAGCATCTGCTTCATATTCTGGGTGCCCTGGATCATGCCGTTGATGGCGGTGCTCATGGCCGAATCGATGGGGGCCATGGCCGCCTTCCACTTATCCGCCACGGCCTGGGCCGCCTGGGCCTCGGACTTCTGGATCTCCAGGGCGTTCTTCTTTTCGGCGACCGCGACCTCCTGGAGGATCTCCTGCATCTTCTTGGGGTACTGGGCCCAGATGGCCTGGCGCTGCTCGAAGTTTTGCTTCTCCAGGGCGAGCTCCTGCTCTTTCAGGGCCTTGAGCTGGGCCAACTCCTCGCCGGCGGAGATGATCCCGAGAGATTTTTCCTGGCTCAATTTCTGCCTCTGGGCCTCCACGTCCATCTGGGCCAATTTCAGCGAGTTCGCCAGCTTCTGTTCGGCCAGCTCCCGGTCGCTCTTGTCGGCGTCCGCCTGCATCTTCTTTTTCTCCAGGACGGCGTTTTGATAATTCATCGAATCCTTGCCGTAATACTGGAGATTGAGGGAGACGATGCGGTCCTGGTCCGCCAGGCGCTGGGCCGCGTTTTCTTTTTCGCTGGCCTGCTGCTGCTTGATGGCGGCGATTTGCAGGTTCACCGCCTGTTTGGCGTCGGTGACGTCCAGCTCGTAGAGCCGGTGCTTCACCTGGAGGTATTCGGCGGAGCCTTCCTGGCAGATGGCCAGCTTCTCCTGCCAGAAGGCGCGCTCCTGGGCGGTGGATTTCTCTAGCAGCTTGCCCTCTTCCTGGATATCCTCCAGTTCCTGGCGCCATGCCTCCATGCGGCTTTTATCCGCGCCCCCGCCGCCCGCACCGAGCTTCTCAGGCGCCGCTCCCGGCTGGTCCTTTTTGGGCATGATGGCCTCGGCGGCTAACTCCTCTTCAGTGCCGCCTTCAGTGCCATAGCCGACTAGGGAAGGCTTCTTCCCCAAATATGGGTATAATATCCCATGAGAGGTTTTAGCGGCGCTATCGACGCGGTCAATCCAATAGGCCAATCCCGCCACGGCTCTGGCCGCCAGGTCAGCAATGCCCACGATCGCGGCCAGCCCACGCTTATATGACGCCCAGGCCGGGATACCCACCGCGGCTATGTGGGTGTGGAGCTTCTGCTCGTTCTGATGAAGAAGGAGTTCGGCGGCGGCCAGCTTCTGGGAGGCGGCAACATTCTCCACGCCGACTTGGCGCCCTAACTCCTCGGACTTGGTCCGGGACTTCTCCAGGCCCTCTTTTGTTAGAAATTGTAAAGCGGGGAGGAGTCCCACGGCGATTCGCCGGGTGAACATATCCGAGGCGAATTGGGCCTTATCCGCGGACGAGGTAAGTGCCTGGAATTTGGCAATGGCCGCCATGAACGTAGTCATCCCGGTGCCTTGCCAGGTGACGCCCCATTTCTTGACCTCCTCGCTGTTTTCGGCAAGTTTATTCTGGAAAATGATATAGGCGCGCTCCAAGAGTTCGATATTGACGCCGGCGGCCAGGTTCTTAGCTGCCAATTCATCCATCGCCACCATGAGGACCGAGGCGTCTTGGGCAGTTATGCCAAAGACGCGCCCTATTTGCAGGGCACTCCGGGTCCACTCATCCTGATCCTTGGCGGCGGAGACGAATGCGGCGCCGATGCCGGCTAAAACGCCCATCACCGCGGCGCCCTGGGCTATTATTTTTGCCCCATTGGATTTGAAACTGTCGGCCCAAGATTCAAAGGCGTTTTTACTATCGGCGGCGCTTTCTTTGGCTGCGGTCCCGGGTTTTTTGAGGGCCGCCACCATCTGTTCGGTTTGGGTATTGAGCGCATTTAGCAGGGCGTTGCAATCAGAACTAACCCCGGCGGTCCACGAAGAAACGTCCCCCCTGGTCTGGTCCAGGCCGGCCTTGAGGTCGTCGGTGTCGGCCCCGAATATTACTTTGACTTGGCTGTCAGCCATGAAAAATCCTTAGTTGCCAGTTACCAGTTGCCAGTTGCCAGTTCTCTGTAGGGGCGGGTTTCACCCGCCCTGAGGGGCGGCTGGAAGCCGCCCCTACGTTCCTTTGGTCACCTTGCCGCCCACGGCGCCGAAGGCGGCCATCAGCTCCTCGGGGGAGCCATATGTAGGGGCGGGTTTTACCCGCCCTGGGCGGCTGGAAGCCGCCCCTACGGCCGCCCCGACAGGCCCCTTATAGCCCAGGTAGGCGGCCACCAGGTCGCCCACCGGGGGATGATGTTCCCAATAGCGCTGCATCTCGTAAAGGCGGGGCAGCGTCATTTCCTGCCCGACGTACTCCCAGGTCCAGCCCGTTTGGGCGATGGTCCGGGAATAGAGATAGCCCCAGTCGGGACGCTCCCCGCCCCCGGTTCCCCCGGTTCGCCCCTCGCCAGGCCCGAAACCTCCAGGAGCGCGGCCAGGGCGCCGGGAAAGGAGGCCAGGTCAAGGCCCTCCTTGACGTCGGCCAGGGTGAGCTCCGGATAATTGCGCTCCAGGGCCGCGTGCAGCAGCTCCGCTCCTTCCGAGAGGCGCTCTACCAGGGATGCCGGGGGCTCCGCCCAGGATTCGATCACCGGCCAGTATTTCTCCAGGGCCGCCAGGTTCAGGGGGGGCAGGATGTAATCGGTGCTTCCCAGGCGCAGCGGGACGCCTTCAAGTTTTGGTTCCATAGTCGCTCCCGTAGGGCGGGAAAGCGAAGCGCATCCCGCCATTATCGCCGGGGCGGCTAGAAGCCGCCCCTACTCCGTCACCGTCAGGGTGCCCACCTGGTCGTTGTCGTCCGCCATCGCCGAAAAATCGAACTCCACGATGACGTGATCCTCGTTCTTGGTGGGGATGGTCAATTTGCTGGCGATGCACTGATTGAGGATCAGGGTCATGGTCTTGCCGTCGGTGACGCCGGAGAGCACCGCCTGGAAGGTGGGCGCCAGGCCCATCGGCAGATTGGTGATGGCGATGCTGCTCCCGGTGGCGCTCGATTTATAGAGGTAGTCGATGAGGACCTTGACGCCGTTGTCGGCCGCGGCGAAGGTATAGGTCCCGGTGGTCGGGTTCAGGGTGTATTGCCCCACGGCCACCGCGGGGGCGCCTTCGCCGGTGGGCACTTGCACGAAGGGAACGCCGTTTTTGGCGTAAACCACCCCTAGATCCTGGGCGAAATTGGCGCCGTTGGCTACGACGACCACATAGGGAGGCTGGGTGACTTTCTCCCCTCCCCCTTCCTTCAGGGAAGCGGTGGGCGGAATCGTGCCCGCTTCGCCCCCGGCCGACAGCAGCTCGCCGGCAGTCTGGGTCATGGCGAAATAAAGGGTGTTGAGCAGGGCGCCCGCGATCTGGCCGGATTTGGCCTTGCAGGTGATCTTGTTCTTGCCCCGGCCGATGTGGGCGGGAAACTGGTTGGCGCCGTAGAGTTCCTTGACATCCGCGGAGAATTCCACCGAGACGTCCTGCAAGGTGCCGAATTTGACGGGGGTGGGAGTCGGGGTGGAATTGTCCAGCCCGTAAAGGGCCCCGGCCCCGAAGAAGAATTGCCTGGGCATGACGGCCTCCTGTTGTTAGTTAATTGTAGGGCGGGAAAGCGTAGCGCATCCCGCCTTCAAGGTGTAGGGCGGGAAAGCGTAGCGCATCCCGCCATTAAGAAGCTTCTTCAGTCCTTAATTAGATCTCCTTAAAGGAAGAACATCCTGTCTTTCAGGTCTTCCTTGGCCTTATGGGCATGGTTCCAGGCCGCGGTGTCCCGGCTTACCGGGGAATTGGGAAACCAATCCTGCCACCAGCGCTCCACCTTCAATATGAGGTGGTCAGGCGGGGTCGGAAGGTGCGGCGCGGGCGCGGGTTCGGGCGCAGGCGCGGGTTCGGGCGCAGGCGCGGGTTCGGGCGCAGGCGCCGGTGCGGGCGCAGGCGCCGGTGCGGGCGCAGCCTGCGGCGCGGCCTCGGGCGCCGGTTGTTCCTGGGGTTTTTCCTGCGGTTCGTCAGTCATGATGGCCTCCGGGATTTCCATTTCTATTGTAGGGGCGGGTTTTACCCGCCCCGGGCGGATAGAAGCCGCCCCTACGAGACGACAATCTCCACCGGGATCAGGGCCGCGGCCTGGGGGCCGAGCGAGCTGCCTTCGGCGATGAGCACCTTGCCGCTCAGGCGGCAATGGGACACGAGGGCGCCCAGGGTCTGCTCCTCCTGGGCGGGACCCGGCGAAAGCATGGCCAGCACCGCGTCCAGCAGGGGGTTGAGCACCATCGAGGGCGCGGCCTGGGGATCATTGCCCACATTGACGTAGAGAAAGAGATTCACGTTCAGGGTCCATTTGGCCGGGAAGGCCCGCCCGGGATAATGGGGTTCCTCTTCCATCTGCGCCTGGAAGAGGGCCGGCTGCTCCACCACGGGGACGTCGGTCCAATGGCGCATGCGCCGCGAGAAAGTGATGATCCCCGGGATGGCGCAGAGCAGGGCGAATAAGGCGCTGTAGATGGGTTCGCGGTTCATAGGCGTACCTGTATCCCGAATAAAAATCCTAAGCCAAATACTGCCACTACCAGTAGGAGAATTTTCATATTAGCCTTTCTTGGTAATATTGAAGGCGGGATGCGCTGCGCTTTCCCGCCCTACGCCTTAATTCCTTCAGCCACCGCGGCCTCGATGGCTGCCCGGATGGAGGCGGCGTTCTCTTCCAGCGAAGAGCGCAGGAAGGAGCGCTCCGGGTAATGGGCGTCATGGGCCCGCACGCTGATCATCCGAGGGATGGCCACCGGCCGCCCGAAGGCCTGGGTCATCATCCGCTGATGAGCCTTGATGGCAAAATCGCCGCCATATTCGTGGACGTGGGCGTATTCGACATTGGCGCCCACCTGGGCGGTGAGCCCCTGATCCGCGATCATCAAGGCGTAACTGATGCTGGCCCGGAGGTGGCCGCTGCGGTTCCGCAGGACCTGGCCGGAGAGTTTGCTTCCCTTGACGTAGCGCGTCAGGGCGATGGCCTGGCCCTCCACCGCCCGGCGCACGGCCGCGGCCACGCTGCCCGGAATGGCGTCCAGGCGGGCGATCACCGCGTCGTCTCCGACGATCCAGGCGCGAATCATCAGTTATCCCCGGTTAGCTGCGCATGGAGGACCGCGAAGATCTTCTGCCAGGGAATTCCGGCAATGCCCAGGGCCCTGGCGATCCTTCGCATTTCCGCAATCCAGCCGCTCGTGAGATTCAAATTCAAGGTCGGTTCTTCCATCTCGATGAGCCTCTCCGTAGGGGCGGCATCTTGCCGCCCTGGGCGGGGAGACCCCGCCCCTACAACTGCTCACTGCTCACTGTTCACTGCTCACTCGCTACACCGGGACCACGCGGCGGTGGCGGTCCAGCACCGTTTTGACGTCCGGGGGCAGGTCCTGGACGCTGTAGGTGACGTTGG